GTGCGCTCCACCGTTTCATCTGTAAAATTTCCATCTATGACACCGTATACACGAGTCATTTCATACGAAACGGTTACTTTTTTCATAGCGCATCCTCCAAACGTGTGATCTCATAGATCGAGTTATACAGGTAGTGCCGCCCGCCGCGTAGGTATTCCAGATGCTGCAGCAGCATTTCCAGGGCGTACAGCGCAGGCGGCGGGTCTTTGCCCTTCAGGTGAAAACCCAGCCAGTGGATCAGCTCGCCGTACTGGCTCCTGTCGATGCGCAGGGCAACGGTGGACGGAAAGGTGTGCCCGTGATCGTCGGCAGCATAGTAACTCACACCCACATATTGCAGAGAGCCGGAGTTCGTGGTATACTGAGGGTGCAATTTCTTTGTATTGGGCTTGTCCGTGGTGGTGCACGGGCAGGCTCTTTCTTTTTGGTCGGTCATAGGTTGAACACCCCGCGCATAAAATCCGCTTCCTTATCCATAAAGGAAATAGCATTTCCGGCCTTGCCTGAAACGGTGTCCAGAAAATTCTGCTTTACAGCTTTAGCCACTTCATCAGCGAGGGCGAGTGCAAGCACATTTCGCAACGGTGCAGGCGCATTTTTGGGGATCGTCGATGCCACTGTGCTTGCCAGCGCAAAACTCAGTGTCTCTGCAATATCAGAGCGCTGAACCCCCTCAGGGGCAACAACATCGACCATGATGTTTGATTGTTTCCGTTCAATCACAATTTTCATGCTTTTCCTCATTTTCTCATGCACCCCGCCGGACATTTTCTTTCTGGCTCTCGTCCACGGTCAGACTGTGGCACTGCTTCTCTGCGCTGCGCTTGTAGTTCTCACCGGTGGAAAACAGCCCGCTCACGCTCAGCAGCAGGCCGAACCCCAGCGCGAGCAGCACCCACGGTGCAGCCTTGACGGCCTCGGCTACCTCCCAGCCACCCCGCATGATAAGCAGATGGACAATGCCGGCGTTGATCCAGACACAGATTCGTGCGGCACCAACACCCATCAAAAAGGCAGCACCCCAGATTTTAAGATTCTTTCTCATTATCCTCGTCCTCCTCGTTTACCACTCGGCTTGCCAGATCGGCAGCCTTCGTCATTACACGGATCAGCCATGCTTCGGGGTCTGCGCTATTTGCAGCCAGAGCGGCCACCAGCGCAGTGCAAAGGTTTGTTGCATCTATTCCGATGCAGGTTGTCTCAACCTCCGGGTTTCCATCGTCACCATACTGCACACGCAGGTACGGCTTGACCTTGCCGGTCAGGCTGCCCTCCTCGCTGGTCGTGATCTTCATACTGCACCATCCTTTCATGCTCCAAAGCTTACCAGCCTGTTCGACTTGGCCGGATTCTTTTTGGCTCTCTTGGCCTGAATGGCCCACGGTTTGATAAAATAGCCATATATTTCATCAGGCGAAATGTTCAAAAGTTCGCCGATCGCAACAATTTCATCCACTGGAAAGGGCGCTTTCCCGTTCAGCCGGTTACTTAATGTTGCCGGGCTATACCCATTCAGCCTGCGGGATATTGCCGCCGCAAGCTCTTTCTGGTTGTATCCTTTGCGCTCCATCAGCTGCTGCAGCTCAATGTAAGGTTTAATCAGCATCGTGCTCTCCCCTTTCGTTTAATCCGGGTTGAAGGTTTGAAAGCGGCCATCCTTGCCGTTTTTGAAATCTTGCAGCGCTTTGATCTCCTCCGGGGTGAGCCCGGTGTCCTCATACTGGCCGAGTCGCTGCACCAGTTCTTCCTTCTTGGCGGTGCTCCAATAGCCGGTTTTGATGCCGCTGCACCGCTGGGCCGTCAGTCGTTCCATGTGCCGTCCTCCATTTCAAGCTCCCATTCGTCACAGATGGTCCTGCACACCGGCTTAGGAAAACCGATCAGATCCTCACCCTTGGCGGCTGCCAGCAGCGCGTCACCGTTGAGGAGGCAAATACCGCCGCCCTCCCACAGATCTGATGCCCGGCCATTGTACGGCAGGCCGCGCAGCCTGCCTTCCTCGTTGACGATCAGGTTGATGCCGTCCACCGGCTCCCGTGCCCACGATGCGCCCAGACAGCTGGGCGTTACCTCGATAGGGCCGTCCACCAGCTCCTGCAGCGTTTCCAGCTTGATGCTGTCCCCGTCATCACAGGCCACAAGCCTGCACGGCCCATCCGCCGGGATGAAAATAATATAACGTTCCATGATGTATCTCCTTGTTTGTTCCTCTCTCCTGCGGTAAAATAAATAAAAACGGAAGGAGGTGATAAAATGATTGATTTTGATAATGTGGTTCTGTCGAAAATAGATTTGCTGTACTTAAAAACGGCGAAAGAATCAGATGCTATCTGGCTTGAGCCAGAAAAGGCGGCATGCCTTTTGGAGCTTGGATTCATCGAACCATACTTACGCCATGGTGGAACACACCACTTTTCAATTACTCAGGATGGACGGCTGTTTCTGAATTACCAGGAACACCAAGAACAAATTGATGATCGTGAGCAGCGCAAGTGGAAAAAAGAAAACTATCGAGAGTGGATTGGAATTGCAATCTCAGCAGCAATGTCGTTTGCGGCTTTGATCATTTCTTGGTTAGCGCTAAAACACTCATAATAAGCGCAGTTCCCTGCATAATAGTTGGTACAAAATACAGCCACCATGGTGGCTTGTGCGTACACATGTAATGAAAAATGGTCCAGCGTTCCGGTTCCAGCGGTTCGCTGGGCTTTTTGCTTTCCATGGGGTTCACCTCCTTGTAATCACCTTATTTTCGCAGTAAAATGATTCTGGAAAGGAGGTGATACGATGGAAGATATCGAATTAAAAACTTTTCCGAGCTCCAATATTGAAGCGCTTGCCCTTCTGTACGTCCAGAATCAGGATTTGAAGGGTAAAACCCCGGCTGAGATTCATACGATGTATCAGGATGCACTGTATGAAATCAAGCTGGATTTGCGAGAAAAGCGGAACAATGGTTATTTCAAAGATCACCGTTGAGAACTTTATAAACTTTACACATGACATCTGTAAGGCTTACTAAAGTATCCGCATCTGCGTTCAAGGACTTCTCAGCGAGCAGCTGCAACTGCTTGTTGAGAAGTTCTTCGTTTTTTTCGTCTTTGTTTTCCATAGGGTTCACCTCCTTGTGCACACCTCGTTTCTGCGGTAAAATAAAGAAATCAGGAAGGAAGTGCAAAAATGGAAAATGTCGTAAAAGTTGTAAATGGAATCATAAACTGGCTGTGGAATCGTGAAAACGTTACACTTTTGATTGCAATTGCAGGTTTCGGAATGTCTCTGTACAACTTTTTTCGGGCGCTGTGGGATAAACGATGCTCGTTCCTGGTTGACTATGTAAGCCATTACTGCTGTTTATCCAAAAGCGGAAAATATGCGGAACCTATGTTTCGCTTTAATTTTGTAAATCTGTCCTCTGCTCCGCTGACCGTCGTGCGGATGTTCTTGCTGGTTGATGGTAAGAAATATGAGTTTTTGTTCCCGGAACAGCAGGTTTATCAAATGACTCGCCGCCAAAAGGGCGAAACGATTCAGACCGGAGAAGTTAAATCTCAGAAATTACCCTTTCGAGTAGAAGGAAAGGGCGCTCTTGGCGGCTATTTTGCGGCATATCTCCCAACCGATATGGAAAAGACCTTTCAATCAGCAGGAAAATGGCAGCTTGTCGTTCAAACCTCGCAAAAGGAAAAAGTGTTTTCAATTGTGGCGGATAAGCCAGGTTACGATATTGAGCAGTATGGATACTGATGCTAAAGCCAACGTGATTTTAGACACTGATGTATCCGCCCCTTTCAGCTCTTTTCTGTTACCACAGCAACATTGCCAGCCCAATCCGTTGTTTCAACAATAGCTTTACTCTGCCGCTCCTGTACCGCCAGTACAAGAGCGGCAATTTCTTTGGGTTCGCCGGTGATTTCAATTTTCATCTGCTTCACCCTCTTTCCAGCAGATAGTCAATGGAACAATGAAAAAGCTCTGACATTTTTTCAAGTTTAGACTGTGGGATATTCCCGTGAGCCATCCAGTTGTATACAGTTTTCCGAGTTACGCCAAGGCTCTTAGCGAGATCTTCTACGGTCATTCCTGCCCGGCTGCGCTCGGCATTGATGTTAGGATATGGCACCTTAAACGCTCCTTTCTTTCTTGAATTACTCATTTCGAGTAACTATAATTATAATATACCCATAATGAATAATTGTAAAGAAAAATATTACCCAATTTGAACAATGCTTTTTTGTGCATCTTGCTCGAATTGGGTAATTTGAATTGATTGTGTACTCAAAATGTGTATTATAATATACCTAGAGAGAAAGGAGTCGATGCAAATGAACCGCCTATCTCAGCTCCGACAAGAAAAAGGACTTAACATGAGAGAGGCTGCCCGTCAGTTGGGAATGCCCTACACGACGTATGTGAACTATGAGAAGGGAACCAGAGAACCCAACTCAGAGACACTTATCAGTTTGGCAAAATTTTACGGCACATCTATTGACTATCTTCTTTGCAAATCCGATAGTCCACCGGGCAGGGATATCCCGCCGGGCTTTGAACCGATGCCCAAAATGAAAAAAGTGCCGCTGATTGGAGCCATTGCCTGCGGGGATCCCATTACCGCCATGGAAAACCGTGAAGGCGAAATTGATGTTCCTGAAGATATCAGTTGCGACTTTGCTCTCCGGTGCAAAGGAAATAGCATGATCGGTGCTGGCATTCATGACGGCGATGCAGTCTATATTCGTATTCAGCCGGAGGTAGAGAACGGCCAGATTGCAGCGGTGCGCATCGGTGATGAAGCAACCCTGAAAAGAGTGTACCTCCATACGGATTATATCGAGCTGCGCCCTGAGAACCCGGATTATGAAAGCATCATCCGCCGCCGTGAGGAAATGAACGACGTGCACATTGAGGGTAAAGCCGTGGGGTATACGCACTGGTTTGGTTAACTTTGAACTATCGGAACCGTTCCGATAAAAATAAAAAGGAGTGTCGTGTATGAAAAAGAAAATCGCCTCATTATTATTGACATTGGCGCTGGGCCTTGTTTTAACAGTGCCTGCATTTGCTGCGAACTACAGCAAGTGGACCGCTACAGAATTTTCAGGCCAGACAGATTTCGGGTATTTTTACACCTATGCAGGGCAAGATCAATCAACTTATCCTTATCAAGATGCAAATTACAAATGCTTCTCGGTTGTCTCCGCAGATGGACAGCGTTTCTATGCGGCAATTAAAGATGCCCAGTATGAGTATGCCAAAGCTGCGCTCAATAACCAGCAGATTACACTGAAGGGATTGTATCAACAAACCGCAGGTGATGGTTCTCCTATTATTTTAGCCAGTGAGGTTATCACGACAAACGAAAAGGGCGAAAAAGTGAGCACACTGTTTGGCAATGTTGTGTGGGCAGCTATAGACCACGGCAAAACAATTGCAGAAATTTTCAAAAAGTTCTATGAGGTGTACTCGGATCGCATGATTACTATTGCCGATGACAGTTCCTACCTCATGATCGACACAAACCCGTACGATTATAAAAGTGGGGATTCAAGATTGACTGATACAGGGCTTGACCATATTGAGACTCTTAATAAGACATTGAATTTGCCCGATTGGCTCTATGAAGAAATGCTGAACACACGTGCTCTGGATGGCCGCCAGAAAGAGTCCTTTGATAATGTAACTGTGACTTGGTCTTATCATCCGGATCAAGGCATGGAAGTAATTTACCGTAGCAATCACTGATCATAAATAAAAAAACACCCCCGGTGCTGCAAACACCGAGGGTGTCTTTGTACAAAAAGGAGGTTTTCTCATGCCGAATCGTGTTGGAACAGCCTCATGGGATGAAAAGCGCCAGCTCTGGCGTATCGATGTCACCAATGAGCAGGGAAAGCGAAAATCTTTCACCTCTGCCAAGCCGGGCCGCACAGGGCAGCGCATTGCCAATGCCAAAGCAGACGAATGGCTTGCGTCTGGCGTTGCTGTCCCCTCTTCCAGAGTAGAAGAGCTCTATGTCCAATGGATTCAGGACGTAATGCTCACCACCGACAAAAGCAACTATCTACCCATCCAAAGCCGATGGAAAAATCATGTAAAACCACTGATCGGCCGCAAAAAGGTTTCTTCTCTCACTGAATATGATTTGAAAAATATTGTTGATGTCGCCTATTCCAAAGGACTCTCCAAAAAGACGTTGACAAGTCTTTGCTATGATCTTAAATCATTTTGCAAGTGGATGCGCTTGAAACGCATTTCCACGCTACACCCGGAAGATCTCAAACCACCCGCCGGGGCTCGCAATTCTGTCAAGACAATCCTGCAGCCGAGTGATGTGCTCAAACTGTTCAACATCGATACCACTCTGCTGCGCGGCCGCACGGTAGCGGATGAATATGTCAATGCCTATCGGTTTCAAGTCGTCACCGGCCTGCGACCCGGTGAGATTATCGGTCTGCGGTGGTGTGACATCCACGAAAGCCGCTGTGATGTACGGCGCAGCATCAATATTTACAAAGAGGAAACGCACGGAAAAAATGAAAACGCCGTTCGTTCTTTTGCTCTGACCGATACAGCAAAGGCAGTCCTCAACGCCCAGCGCGAGTTTACCGGTGACTTTGAAAGCGTGTTTTGCATCAAATCAGAAAGCACCTACCGGCATCGTTGGGCACTCTATTGCAGCTCCAATGGCATCAATCCGTGCACTCCCTATGAGCTGCGGCACACCTTCGTTTCCATGATGAAACGTCTTCCAGAAGGTGAGCTCAAACAACTTGTTGGCCATAGCAAAGACATGGACACCTTTGGCGTATACGGTCACGCATTTGGTTCCGATGCCGAAGATACCGCGCAAGCTGTCAACGGTGTCCTGTTTAAGATTTTGAATCCAGAATCTCGCAAATAG